GGTCTGTCAAATGATCGAGGAAGTCACCCCTGCGATGCGATTGAATATCCGCGGCAAGGCGGGACGAAGAAGACCGGTAAGACGCCGAGTTCAAGTTCAATATAAGCCACTGAGCTTGTTAAGTATGGCGAAAACGGCGTGATTCCAACGTTTTCGGGTTATCTGGAACGCTGGAAACGCCGTTTTTTCGTTATTTTTTGAACGCGCGGAAAATGGCCGTTTCTGCCACGTATCGGGCCGTTTGTGACACCGTTTGAGTACCTTTAGAGTACCCTTGCGGGACCGCATCCGGAGACACACTCGAAAGGGCGCTCCCGACAGAAGGGAGCCGACATGGCAGCCAAACGACGCACGCCGGGAGCCGGAAGCGTGTTCAGGGACGCTAACGGCGTCTGGCACTTCCGCAAGGACCTCGGCAAGGACCCCGCCACCGGCAAACGCCGCATGATCCAGGCCAAGGGGCGCACCAAGGCCGAGGCCCGGGAACGTTTCGACGCCAAGATCGCCGAGCTCGAACGCACTGGCCTCATGCCCGGCGCCAAAAGCCCGTACCTCAACGACTACGTGGAACGCTGGCTGGAGGACTACCGGACGCGTGTCAAGCCCACCACCTACCGGACGCGCGCCGGCCGCCTGCATGCCTGCTGCCAGGTCATCGGCCACGTGCGCCTCACGGACCTGACTCCGGAGCATGTCCGCCGGTGCATGCGCGTGCTGGGGGAGCGGCTCGCCCCCTCCACGCTGAAGGACCATTTCGTCAGCCTGAAGATGGTGCTGGACGACGCCGAACTGGAGGAGCTGATACCGGTGGACCCGTGCAGGAAGGTGCGGCCGCCGCGCGTGGAGCCGACGCCGGTGCGGATCCTCGCACCAGACCAGCCGAAAAGGATGATAGCCGCCGTCGGGTCGATGCCGGAATCAAGGCGCGGGCCGGTGGACATGGACGACAGCGTGGAGGTGTGGGCGCTCCTGTTCGAACTGGCGTTCACGTCCGGCATGCGCGCCGGCGAACGGTACGCGCTCATGCCATACGAGCTGGAACTGCGCGACGGCGTGCCCGGCGTATTCGTGCAGCAGCAGATCCAGGCGTACGGTCGTCCCGGCGATGCGGTGATCCCCAAATGGCTCGACGCGGAGCACCTGTACGGGATCCTGTGGCTGACCACGCCCAAGACACGCGCCGCCACGCGATTCGTGCCCATCTCCCAAAGCCTGTGGGACCGGTTGTGGGCGCGCATACGACGCCTGCATGTCGGCCCACGTGAGCTCGTGTTCACGAACCAGCTGGGCCATCCGGTCCGCGAGTCCGTGGAGCGCCACCATTGGCTGAAGGCGTTGGAGGCCGCGGGCCTGCCGCAGGTGCGGATCCACTCCGCCCGGCACTGGATGGCGTCGATGACCGCGCGCGCAGGCATGCCCGAGGACGCGCGCATCAGCATCATGGGCCACGTCAGCCTGCAGATGACCATGCACTACACCCATAGGGACGCCGCATCGTTGGGGCGGCTGATGGCCGCCGCGATACCCGACCTGCACGACGGCGATAATGTACAGACGGCCGGTTATAGACGAGTGGCAAATCGTTGATTTCTGTTGTTTATACAGAATGACTGTAGCCGACGAAATTGGAAGAGTTGTAAGTTTAGTAACTTGAAAAAGTGGTTATACCTGTGTAAAGCTTGGGGTATAAATAGAATAATACCGGAATTGTTGATATGTTTTGCATTTGCTGTAGCGGACAGGCGGTACTGCCCGCCACAGCTTAACCATTAGTTGTCAATCATCACCGTGATGTATATGTTTGTATTTTCGGGATAATTATGCTTTCACGATGGCAGTGTAATATTCCAGTGCGGACTCGAATGATTCAGAGAACAATCGTCTTGTGATTTCCATTGCCTGTGTAAAAGCCACTTTGGCTATACTGCGGGTAGTGGCGGAGAATATCAGGCGATAAACTGGCGCTCGGCTATTCAGAAACTCCGATTCGTTCATTTTGAATTCGTCGCCGAAATATTTTGAGAATGAAACTGCGTCGGATTCGCTGGAATTAAATGCAGCTAGCTTGGCTGATAGTTCGGTAATCTGCTCGACCTTGGATAATACGTCATCCCCCGAGAAATATCCAGGGACATGTAGCGCCAATCCAAAAAGAATTTTAAGTGTACGCTTGCTGGTGCGTCCGTGTGCCACCGGTGACTGAAGACGCGATACCGCAATTACTCCTTCGTCAAGGTTATGAATCGCCTGCTGTTCGCTTTCGCTGATGCTTTCAAGGTTATCCACGAATTCTATAACATTTTTATCCGAGGAATTTAGTTGTATTTTGTCAAACCACATGCCGAGCATGGAACAATAGACTTTCTCTAGTTCCGCTCTTTTGAAGCGGCATCCAAGTTTTTCCATGAACGCCTCATCCGGTAATGTATCGAAGTATTTGCTTAGTGGATTACTGGGGAGTGCGTTGATTATTTCTCCGGCCCTCAGCTTTTCTTGATTCTGTAAAACTTTAAAATAGTCCCTAATTTGTGCTGGATCAGCCGCCTGCATGGTATAAACAGGTATGCTGTAGGCGTTGAAATTCATCTGGATACTTGCGGGTAGGTCTTTGAAAGATAATCTCCTTGCTCGGTGCATACGAGCAAGTCCTTCGGGATCTGATTGGCCGACAATTCCATCTATGATTTCTTTTGCCTGTTCGGAATTCTTGCGGCTTAATTGAAACCAGTTATCGTTGTTGTCGTCTACCCATTGAGATACGGCACCACATTCGGTGAACCTGAGGATGGTTGTGAGCCTTTGTTTACCATCTACGAGTTCTTGTCTGGCATTCCGGGGGTTCGGACGTTCAAGGTTGTTGATAACAATATTGCCGATAGGGTAGTTCAGAATGATGCTGAGAATTAGCTGGTCCTTGTATTCGTTGGACCATATGTATCCACGCTGGTAGTCGGGTGATAAGTCGAGACCGTTAGTTCTAACGTTTTTAATCGAGGACAGTATTGAAATCATAGGTAATGCTGACGGCGTTATGTTGAGACGCTGAAAAACCATGAAAGCTCCTAGGGCCTAAAGGAAACAGTTGACTATATCAGTATATCACACAAAAAAAGATAGGGCCTAATCTTTTGGACTTGGCTGTTGGGGACTATAGATTGAATTCGGTCATGTATTCCCGATGCCGTGGTGGAACCGGATATCCCCGAGATTCCGGATGATGCGACCAAGGACGTGCCTTCGTCGAGTGCGGGGACGCTCATGGACATGCAGGTGCCGCCGAAGGACCGGCATGAGTGGGATGTGGAGAACTTCAAGAACTCCGCGGCGTTGTGGGTGTCCGTCGGATGTCTTGCCGCGGTGGCGGTGTTCTCCCTTGTCGAGGCGTTCTACCAATCCGATAGCGATTCGTTGTCCAGGGCGAACGACGTGTTCAAGATGGTGGCGACCACCGCCCTCGGATATCTGTTCGGACGCAACTCCGGAGGAAAACACTAAGAAAGCCCCGCACCGGTAATCGGTTGCGGGGCTGAACCGTTTCACGCGCACACCATGTCGTGCAGCATGTCTCGGTAATCCCTGACGACCTGCAGCGTGACATCCAGTTCGCACGCGATACGGTACGCGTCACCCTCGCACAACGCTTCGGTGCTCGCGTACTCGACCGGGTCGATGAGGCGCAGCGCGGTCTGCCTGCGTGCCCGGCGTTCGGCCTTGACGCCATACGGGGTTCCACAGCCATTGTCGTGGTACCGGGCGTGGACGAGCTCGTGGCATAGCGTGCACCGTCGCTGAAAGTCCGGCATCGACTCATCCAACACGATCAGCCTGGCGGGTTCGTAGTAGAAGCCGCACAGGCCGCTGGGCAGACGCCGCTCCTCGACGCGGACCCCCAACAGCAACGCCTCAGAAAGAAATCCCTCCAATCACACCTCCCGTACCGAAGATTCTTTTTGTCCCTGTTCCTGTTTCTCGGCGATACGCCGGCTGATGCGGTACTCCTCAGCCTCCGGTTCGACCCGATACTCGACCACGGCCACGTTCTTTTCCTTGAGCTTGTCGAGCACCTCCTGCGGCGTGCAGTAGTAGAACTCCTTGCGAGCGTTCACCTTGTTCACGCGCCGATCCTCGAACTCGTGGTGCAGCATCGTCTCCAGCGACACCGCGTCCTTGGAGAAGAACAGGGCGTGCACATCGAACTTGAACGGCACCGACGCATCTGACAATTCCCGCACGCGATCCATCGGATCCAGACGACGGGTCATGCCGATTTTGACCATGCGCTCTCCGAACGCGCCCACGTCGCTGATGACGTACACGTAGCCGGCGCGGATGTTCGCCGCACGATAGTCGACGTCGTTGATGGACTTGTCGATCTCCGCCAGACGAGCCTCGAGCTTTTCGGCCTCCTCCTGGTTGCCCTGCTCTCTCATCTTCTCGAGCACGTTCCGGTAGTGCTCCTGCTCCTTGCGCAAGCGCGCCATCTCCGCCTCAAGCTCCTTCTGCGCCTTCGCCTGCTCGCGCAGCTCGGCCCGGCGCTCGCGTTCGGCCTCTTTCTCCGCTTGCACCGCCTGCATGTACATCGCGGTCAGGGACAGTTCCTTGACACGAAGGTTGAAGTACTTCTTCGTGATCTGAAGATTGATGTCCTTCCCGAAACGTTCGATGCGATTCGCGCAGCGTTGCAGTCTCGCCACGCTGACGTCAAGATTCCCTGCCTTGACGTTTTTGACAGCGTTCTCCGCTTCCGCGTTGAATAGGCTGAGCGCCAGCTGACACATATTGTTGGCAAGACGTTCTCCTTGTGCCCTCGAGTCGCTGACGCTGAACATGCGTAACGATTTGACCGCGGTCTTGTCGTGAACCATTTCCTTCTGCTGCTGTTTGTTCGCGTCGAGCTGTTCCTTGAGCTTCACCGAGCTTTCCGCGGGGTTCGCGTAATCGTATAGACCAAGATCGTTCAGTTCGAGATGGTCCCGGAGGTCGATGATCTGCGACTGCAACGATTGAATCTCATCGGACTTTCGCTTGATGTCGGAGTCAAGCTCTCCGATGCGAGAAGTACGCGATGAAATGGCGGCATCCAATTCGTTCTTTCGGGAGAAAATCTGGGCATCCAGGTCGCTGATCTCCCGACGACGTTCGCCGACCTCCATCGCACCGAGCCGATTCGCCTCCGCCGTGGCCGCGTCCAAAGAGGATTGAAGGGACTGAATCCGGTCGGACATGGCGCAATTATCGGAATACATGCGACGATTATCCTCTGCGAGTTTATCGTTTTCGCCGCGAAGCCGGAGGATCTCCTCTTTCCGACCGAACAACGGGACATTTTGCGAATGGCTTGCCATAATAATTCCCTTCCCTTATTTAATCTCTCGGCGTCTCTGCCTCGAGCTCTTTGTTCTTGTCGTGGCTTGCGGCCAGATTGTACAAATCGGGATTCGACGCGATATCGTCGGCAAGCTGCTCATCGGCTCTCCGAGCTCTATCGATTGCAGCATCGATTGTGTCGGATGGCTTCATGCTGAAGACAGTGCACAGTGCGATGAATTCCCGCAACGTTGGCGTTCCGTGCCGGAAATTGAACAAGTCTGCCACGCGAGGGGCGCTGACACCGATAGCGCGTGCAAGGGCTCTGTCCGATACCGGAATTGTTGAAGATTCACGTTTCTCAGCGAAGAGCTTCATCGCTTCTATGTCGGTTGATTCCCAATTGTTTCTGACCATGAATAAAGGCTATAGCTGTAATAAAACTTTTACAAATCGGCGTGTTGATTTGACATGACGAAAGAGCCCTCTTACATTGGAGGTCATGAAAGATATCTCTTACATTGTGAAAGAGGCTTCTGGTGCTGCGGTTGATGGTCTGCGCAGGGCAGCTAAGGCCAACGACCTAACAAAAACGCGCATGGCTGAAGCAATAGGGGTTTCTCGTCCGACTCTTGACTCGAGATTGGAGAGCGGCGACATGAAGCTCACCGAATTTCTGCATCTCGCCGTTGCGGCAAAGAAGAAACCAAGTGAAGCAATGGTCTGTTGCGACAACATTCTCGCTGAAGCTGAGACGCTCGTGGAAGGAGGGGAGTGATGGAGTGGGTTCCGGCGATCATCAGCATCGTGGGCGCCGTCGTCGTGTGGGTTAATGCGGCGCTGATGTCGTTCACTGGTGCGGGGATTCTTGACTGGGTTCTTCCTGCTTGGTGGGGGATGCCGGCCGAGGGACTAGCGTACGCCAAGCCCATCGAGGGAACTTGCTATATAGCCATAATCCAAGACGGGAATGCTCGAAGCGATACCGCAGCATCGACGGATGATGTCGTTTCGGTTCACGGATCGGGTGACGTGGCTGCTCCGGCAGATCGCCCTTCAGGGCGAACGCACGGAACACTCGACGCTGCATACGGGTCGGCTGCTGTGTCCAGTGAAGGTGGATTGAGATGATCCGGGCATCCTCGTTGAAGTGGGCGATCATGTACACGCGGTCGGATGCCTTGAACTGGGCGATCTGGCTTGGCGTCATGAACTCGGTGTCACCGGCGACCTCGCTGACGGTGAGGAAGTATGCCTCGCATTCGATTCCCTCGACCTGCACGTCGTATGCGTCGCCGTCCCCCGAATTGTATACGGAGCAGATGAGGTCGGGTTCTTTCTCTTCCCGACGTTCCAGCCAGCCGGTAAGGCCGGGGACCGTTGCGGAGATCGGAAAGTCCGGATGCGTCGAGTGCTTCAGCAGTGTCCAGTCTGCTTGCGGTCTGTTGTGCCAGGGCCACCATACGGTGAGCCCGGCCCCGATCAGTGATGCCGCGGCGCCAACCCATGCCGCGATTACCGATCCATCCATAAAAGCTTCTCCTAACCTGGCCGGTCCGCGTCTGGATCACGCGGGCCTTGTAGCCATCCAGTTTAGGAGGGGGCCGGGCGGTTCTCCTAACGCCGCCCGGCGTATTCCTTCATCGGATACGAGAGGAGGGGAGCGTCATGGCGGTTGCCGGTGTGGCGCGAGCCACTGATACGAGTCGTGTCCCGTTGGGTGAGCGCCTGGCATGGAGCCCGGAACAGGCTGCACAGGTGTATTCGCTCGGCGTGCGCGGCGTGCGCCGTGCCATACACGATGGCGATCTGGACAGTTTCCGCGCGCCGAACCGTGACGGCAAGCCCGGCAGGCGCCGGGTCAGCCGCGCGGCGATGGACCGGTGGATCAAGAGCATGGAGGAATAGGCGATGAGGCATCGCAAGACACCGTCCCCGTTGACGGTGAGGCAGCGGCAGCAGAAGCTCGCGTTCTGCCTGATCGCCGGTGCCCTGTTCATCCTGATCGCGGGCTGTGGGCTGGTCTGGTGGGTCGCCGGGTTGGCGGACGGCGCGTTCAGCGTCCTGCACTTCCTCGCCTTCATCGCGGGTGGGCTGCTGGGCGTGACGCTGCTGTCGATCGCCGACAGCGAGGACGGCGAGTAGGAGTCTTGCCCGGCGTTTTTCTGCTTTCCTCGTCGGGCGGCGTGAAGGAAAACACGTACAAACCGGTGCCAATAACAGAAGATCGCGCGGACGTCGTCAGGATGTGTCCCCAGCCGTCGTGGCGTCCGCGCGTTTGGCCGGCGCCCCATAAGGGGGTACGGCGGCCGGAGCGGAATCGTTGTCGAAATGGTGTGTGGCGGATTCCGTTCCGGTGTGCCGGGTTCGACTCCCGGTGCCGGCCCGAAAGGAGCCCGTATGGCTTTAAACAAGAACTGGAAGGAGGTCATTGTGCCCGACGATGACCTGAAACGTCTGGATACGCCGTATCGTGACCTGTCCATGGATGACCGGGCGAAGGCGTTGTCCAGGGTGCAGAAGGATTACGGCGACATGGTCCTGACCGTGGTCACCCAACTGCTTTCGACGGATGTGTCGCTGACGATGCGCGAGGCGGTGATGAAGGAGACCGGCTCGTGGCCGCAATGGCCCGAGCCGAAGAAGCGTCGCGGCCGCAGCGTCAAATCCGGTACGGTTCCGTCCGCGACGCCGACCGTGGAGCAGCCGAAGGTGGAGAAGCCCGAACCGTCCATGGCGGCCGAAACGGAGACGTGCGGCGATCTGGGCAACCTGACGCGGGACGAATTTGTGGATCGCGTGGTGAAGCTCTGCGATCAGGCGTACGTCGCCGCTGTCAGCATCATCAGGCTCGGTTATCTGACTCATCAGCCGGCACTGGTCGACATGGCCGCGGGCGTGGTCAGCAATGCGGCAGCCTGCCGGTCCTGCGTGGAGCGCAACGGGAAGGTGCTGACCGATGGCCGGTGAGACGGAGTTGACGATCGTCGGCAATCTGACCGCCGACCCCGAACTGCGTTCGGTTTCCACCGGCGCGTCCGTGTGCAATTTCACGATCGCCGCCACCCCGCGGACGTTCAACCGTCAGTCGGGACAGTGGGAGGACGGCCAGGCGTTGTTCATGCGCTGCACCGCGTGGCGCGAGCTCGCCGAACACATCAGCCGTAGCCTGGCCAAGGGCATGCGCGTCATCGCCCACGGCGTGCTCTCACAGGAGACCTTCCAGGCGAACGACGGGACGAACCGCACGATCGTGAAGCTCACGGTCGATGAGATCGGCCCGAGCCTGAGGTACGCGACGGCGGCCGTGGCCAAGCAGCCGTCCGCGCGCGGCTTCCAAGGCAATCAGGGCGGCCAAAACGGGTACTCGGGTGGTGCCACGTTCGGTGGCTCCGCCTGGCAGGAGGCATCCCAGTCGAGTCCGGTGGAGCCGGCCATTGGCGGGCCTCACGACCCGTGGGCCGCCGACGCTGACGCGTCTTCCGTCGGCCCGGACGATGAGCCGGAATTCTAAGGAGGAGACCATGGGCGGTCTTATCGACAGCGTCAATAGGACGATCAGCGAGACGTGCCTGTGGTGCCACGCGCATCCTGGCGAATGGCGTTCGTGGCCGATCGCGTACTCGTCGGAACGGGCGGCGCGCGAGGATCTGGAGCGCTTCCAGTACAACGAGGTGGACGGTTGGCGGTGCGACCCCATGGCGTTCCGGTATCGGCGCGCCCATTCCACGTTCCTTGACTCGGATGGCCGCTACAGGGTGCTGGTGATGCTCCTATGGTCATGAACGTTTTTGACTCGCATCTGGACGCGGATTTCTGCCGTGAGATGGGCGAACAGCTCCTGACGGTGGACGTGCCCAAACCGCTCCTGCTGAAGAGCAACGGAAGCCAGGGCAACCCGTACCGGAACAACCATCGCGTGATGGAGCTTCACCGGCTCGGATTGTACGCGGCGCGCAACGGGTTGAACTCCGGGGCCTTGCGTACGGCGGGCCGTCTGGTGGACCTGCTGTGCGTTGTCGCATACCCGAAGAACCTGCATCGCGTGGATCCGCCGAACATGTGGCCCACGTGCAAGCCGGTCATCGACGGCATGACCGAGGCGGGCCTGTGGATCGACGACGACAGCTCGCATATCCGCCGCACCAGCTTCCAACAGGACCCCACACCCACGGGCACGCAGGGCCTGTGGCGCATCACCTTCCACATCATCCCAATACAGACAGAAGGAGAACGGGAATGAACGACCATCTGACCATGACCAGGCAGCAGTTCGGCGACGCCGTGTACACCGCCGTCCTCAAACACGCGAAAACCCGTGTGGGCGGTCATCTGATCCCATACGGTGAGTTGGCCGGCGAGCATGGCGTCATCCAGTACGCGTGGGACAACCTCACACGCCGCAACGAACGGGGAGGCCGATGATGAGACTCACCCAGGCACAGCGAGACGTGCTCGTCGACATCAGACTCCATCCCGGCATCCACGCGGTCGACGGACGCCAGTCAAAGACCTACAAGGCCCTCATGCTGAGAGGCCTCATCCAAAACGAACTCATGGGATACGGCGTCACCGACAAAGGCGCCGCGCTCGCCGATGAACTGCTGAACGGAGGTGAGTCATGAGCCTGCAGGCGATGAACTGGGTCCTGTATGACATCGACCCGGACGAGCTGGAACAATCCGAGTTCCGTATCCTGCTGGTGATGGCCGATCATGCGGACACCGAGGGGTGCGGCGTGTGGCTTGGCGCGGCGAAGATCTCGAAGCTGAGCCGGTTGAGCCTCAGGCAGGTGCGGTACGCGCTGCGGCATCTGCAGGACAAGGGCATCATCCGCAGGGGAGACCAGCGTCTGGTCAAGCACCTGCCCGGCAACAAGCGTCCCGTGGTGTATGACCTGGTCATGGACGAGGACAGGGATGCAACCGTTGCACCCCAAGACTCGGAACCAGCCCGCAGGGGTGCAATGGTTGCACCCCAAACCGAGGAACAGGGGTGCAACGTGACTGCACCCCAAACCGAGGAACAGGGGTGCAACGTGACTGCACCCCGAAAAGACTCCTTGGGGTGCAACAGCGGTGCAACAGGGGTGCAATCTGGGGTGCAACATGATTGCACACAAACCCAATATAAGGAAGAACCATATAAACCGAGAGAGTACGCGCACGCGCGCGAGACCCAAAACCAACCCACAGACCGAACCCAGACGCTCGCCGACTGGAAACCGAACCTCGACCACCACGACCTCGCCTACGATCTCAAGCTCGACGTGGACTACGAAGCATCGAAGTTCCGGGACAAAGCGCTCGCCAACGACGCGATCCCCGCGAACATCGACGCAGCGTTCGACCTGTGGCTCAAACGCGGCTACGAGATGGGCCTGGGCAAACCGGCCCCCGATTCGGGGTCGAAACCGTGCCGGCACACGTGGAAGTGCGATCACGTCACCGCGATCCTGCGCAAATTCGACCTGAACCCGGACACGAGCTACGACCTGGCGTGCGGCATCGCCGCGAAACTCAAGGACGGGGTGAGCGTGGACGCGGTGTGCGACGAATTGCGCGACATGCGCGACGACATGTGGGAGGCGGCATGAGCCAGACCATTGCGGCGATCATCCTGCTCGCCCTGGCGGTGCTGGTCGGGTGGATCTGGGGCTGGAAATGAGCCAGCCAAGCCGATTGACCTGCCAGCTCGTGGACCTGCGCGACGAATACTGCTGCGTGCGCTGCGGCAAATACCTGATCGGGAGTCCGGCGTCCAGGCACCACCGGAAACGGCGCTCGCAGGCAAGCCGGATGGAGGTGCATTCGCCGTCGAATCTCATCGACCTGTGCGGCACCGGGACGACGGGCTGTCATGGGTGGGTGCATGCCCATCCGGAGGAGGCCCGGGAGTATGGGTGGCTGCTCCGCTCCACCGACAGTCCGGAGAGGACGCCGATGCTGCACGCCTTGTATGGGTGGGTGCTCCTGGACGACCAGGGGCATGTGGAAATCATCGAAACCAACGAAAGGAAGGCACTGATATGACAAGCAATAAGCCGGACATGCTGCTATGGCTGGACGTGGAGACCACCGCGTTGGAGCCGTGCGACGGGCAGCTTCTGGAGGTCGGTATGGTCCTGACCGACATGCGGGGCGAGCGGCTCACAGGACTCGACGTCCACGAAGGGTGGAGGTGGGTGATCCGCTGGGATTCCATCCGTCTGGCGCCGGCGACCTCGTACGCGATAAGCGAACTGCACGCGAAGAACGGTCTTATCGACGACGTGTTCGGCGGGAACAGCGTCCCTGCTAGCAGTGTGGCCGAGGAGATGTTCAACGTGATCAACGGCCTGGCCGACCGTTACACGCTGCATCCGGCCGGCACGAACGTGGACTTCGACATCAGATGGGTCAGGAACCTCGGGCTCCAGCTCGCCAACCTCCACTACCGGCGTCTGGACCTGACCGCGCTGCGCTTCCTCATGCAGCAGGTGTCTCTCGGAGCCTGGGCGAAACAGGACACCGACCACAGGGTCAAGACCTGCCTGAACAGGGACATCCAGGAATACAAGACCATCCTCGACAAGATCACCGCGCTCGCCGAAAAGGAACCGAAATGAGCGTCACCGTCAAAGAAATCACATGGGACGAGCTGCTCGACCAGATCCACGCGCAATCCGAGCACATCCACGAGACCGATTCCGACGAACTCATCATGAAGGAGACAGCAAATGAGCGTGACCAGCGGCGCGATCATCTGGACGATCTCGTGTGACCGTCCTCGCTGTACCAGTCAAATCGCCATAGCTGCAGCATCCTGCTCGCAGGCGCTCATCGACGCCGAAGCCAGAGGCTGGCAGACATGCTACGACGGCACCGCCTTCTGCCCTGATCACCGATTCCAGAAAGGACATCAGAGATGAGAAAACCTATCGCGCTCGCCATCGCGGTAATCGCCACGCTGGCGCTCGCCGCCTGCGGCACCACCCATGACACGTCGAAAGACGGCACCGATTGCGTGAATCTGAGCAATATTGTCAGCCAATGCACGATTACCATGACTGACACGCGACGTGTCACGTGCCTCGCTTACCTCGCCAATGGAGGCGCGGGCATCGACTGCGACTGGGATCACGTGGACGGCGCCGACAACCTATGACCGGGGGAAAACAGCATCGCGCTCGCCGACTGGTCAAGGTTCATCGCTGATTGCCGGACTCCGGGCGTTGAGGCATTGGATCCATGGGAGCGGTCGGCGCGGAATCGTCGGCTGGCGGCCGAACAGCGGGAGCTTGACAGGGAGCGTGCCAGGGAACGGCGTCGCAGGTATCGGCTCAGACATCCGGATCGGGTGAGGGAATCTGATCGGAGATATCGGGAGTCGCATCGCGATCAGCGTGCCGAGTACATGAGGGCGTGTCAGAAACGGAATCCGGAGAAGAACCGTGAATCCTCGCGGAGATACCGGGAACGATTGAAGGAAAGGAAGATGAATGGTCAGCAAGGCGAAGGCCGAGATGATCCTGAAATGGCATAAGGACGGCTACGAGGTGGGCGAGATCTCCAGATTGCTGAAGATCGGCGAGGAGGAGTGCCGGAGCATCATCCTGCACCCGGAACTGGCCGAGACCGCGCCGAAGCCGAAATACGGGCCGGAGTTCATCGAACCGATGTTCGAATAAACGTCGAGACCCGTCCACGCTCAGCAAGGATCCGTGGGCGGCCGACACGGAAAGGACCCTCATATGAGCATCGACATCATTGCAAAGGCGTTAAGCTCGCTGCAGGCTGAAGGCAGCGTCAGCAAGATCCCCGCCGAAGCGTACACGCTCGGCTACCAACGCGGATGGGACGACGCGCTCGCGCTCGCCATCCAGGTCGAGCAGGCCATCAACAACGATGACAATGGATTGTTCTCGGACAGGATGCCGGCATGAGCATCGACTGGCAGAACGATCCGGAGCTGGCCGACCTGGTGCGACGTGCCCGCAACGGGGAGCGCATCGTGGAGGACTCCGATCGAGAGGCGGATCGGCGTGAGGCGCGGAAGGCCAGGAACCGTGAGGCGTCGCGCTTGTGTCATGCGAGGCGTCGCGCAAGGCTTAAGGCCATGAGGGATGGGACAATGGAATAGGCGAAAAGCCCGGCATTCCTTCGGACACCGGGCTTCCACGTGTGGTAGCGGGAAGCATGATAGACGAAGGAGTTGGGAATGTCAGTCGCCACGTGTCAAGTATGCGATCAGCCGGTCGAAACCGGGTACGCGTTGTGCCCGGCGTGCGAGCTCGACTTCGCACTCCTGCTGCTGCAGTTCGTGCCATGGACGCACGCGTTGGAGGCCAGTCTGGACGCCACATTGCATCCGGGAGGCCATCAGCCCACCAGGGTCATCACGCCGGTCGCGCCGACTCCGCTGCGCCTGGACGTGCTCGACCATCTCGACCTGCTCGCCAGCATCGCCCAGGGACTATGGCGCAGACTGACCGGCGTGCACATCCTGGATTGGAAGCGCGACCTATGCCCGGACGTCATCGGATGCCTCACCGACGCCGCCATGCACCCACGGCTCGCGCAGCTGCCCGACGTCGGCATGTATGTCAGCCAATTCCAGAGACTGAAACCCAAGACGCTGGCTATCATCGACCCGCCCGAGCCCGTGACGCCGATAGGCCAATGCCTCCAGTGTGGCGTCACCATCAGTGCCAGCCAAACCGCCAGCATCGTCACCTGCCCCACCTGCGGACGCGAGCAGACGTCGAGCGCCGTGCGCCTCGACCTCTTGGAGCGCAGCATACGCAGCGGCAAATCGTTTACGGCGGGGGAGTGCGCGCGACTATTGCGCGGCGCTGGCTATTCGGTGTCGGGCTCCACAATCCGCTCATGGAAGCATCGCGGCCTGCTCCAACCCGATGGAAGGGATGGACGGAATCAGCCTGTCTACAGGCTTCGAGACGTGGCCGCACTGTTGCGCGACACGCCGATTGACTGACGTTTTGGAAGCTGCAACGCATACTTGTCAGTGGATTAGAGGGTCTGAATCATGGCAGTGAATCACGTTCAGGCCCTCGATTCATATCCGATGGATGGTTGGCGGAGCAGCCGAACGCACCCGCTCGCTAGGCGGGAGACCCTGACGGGTCCGCAGGTGCGAATCCTGCACCATCCGCTCCATGGCGCATGACGGTAGACTTGGCCTATGGCATCAAGAATCTGCTGGCACTGCTCCAATCAATCGCATATGACCCTTCAAGGACGGGCGTCCATCGTCCCCTATAGCGGCGACGGCGCATCGGTGTGGTTCGCCATGTACACGTGCGACGAATGCGGTTTCGCATCTCTCGGGCAGATCGAGGTCGGCGACATAGAACATCTGTTGATCATGTACGCGAATAGGCCAGATGCACGATATGGCGACGGGGACAGATCGTTCGCGAACATTCGCGCGGCCGTTGGCTGGTACATGAGTCTGCCGAACGCCGACGTGGACTGGTATCCGGTGAAGGGGATGGGGAAGGAGTATGAGAACGTGCCTGCAGACATTGCATCAGCGGCCTCCGAAGCCTATTCATGCTTTTTCATCAACGCGAATCGTGCCGCGGTATTGCTAGCGAGAACGACCATCGAGGCCATCGCCAAAGACAAGGGTGTCACCGAGGGCCTCTTGTTCCAGAAAATCGACGAGATGGCCAAACGTGACATCATCACGAATCAGCTTCGCGATGAGGCCCACGAGATAAGGCATCTCGGCAACGACATGGCCCACGGGGATCTGAATGTGGAAATCAACGAGGAGGACGCCGAGGACATTCTCGGGTTTCTTGATTCGGTGATCGATTACGTCTATCAGCAGCCGATAGCGATCGAAAAGCGTAAACGGCTGCGTGAAGCACGAAAACAAAGAAGCAAATCCTGATAACGGCCCCGCCTTGGTGCGGGGCTTTCGCATGTCAAGGGGAGGTGCATGATGCCGCCCACCATCACACTCAAGATCACGGACAACGCGGACCGCCCGTTGGCCAGCATGGAGGTGCCCGTCCCGTTGAGCGGGGAGCCGGGCGAGTGCGCCATGTTCGACGCCGAGAAGTTCGAACGACTGCTCGACCGGGCTTCGATCGCGTTCCGCAAGGTGTTCGACGATGGCGTCAAGGAGTAACCCGCGCCGGAGCAACGGGCATCGCAGGGACATGCTGCGCAGGCGCGTGCTCGCCGCCTACGATAATTGCGCCATCTGCGGCAAGCCCGTAGACAAGACATTGAGATCCCCGCATCCCATGAGCGCGGAGGTGGACGAGCTCATACCCGTAAGCCGTGGCGGCGACCCGTTGAGCTTCAATAACTGCCGGCTCACGCACCGGCGGTGCAACCGGATCAAGAGCGACAAGAGCGACGAGTACGCGAGAAGACAACTGGAGGGAAAGACTGTGTCGCCCGCGCGGGCGCTGCCGTTCGCGACGGTCGGCCTCGACTGACACGACACGCCCGGAATGCACGGGGAGGGTCCCCGGAGGGCCCCATGCCGGCCACCTCGGGTGCAGGGCCGATATCCCCCCACGGTTTGAAATGGGTGAAACGGGTAACGGGTGAAAGGCGGGTGGGTGATGCGCTGCGAGATCTGCGGCGGAGAATTCCGCCCCTCCGGCCATGGAAAGCGCCAACGTTACTGTTCGGAGTCCTGCCGGAACAAGGCCAAGTACCGGCGCCGCAAAAACGGAGTGGCGTCCACTCACAGGACGAAGCCGGAACCCGCTCCGGTGGAGCTTGACCGGCGCAAATTCGAGCGGATGATGGACGACAGTCTGGAGGACGTGCTGCGCATGAACCGCGACCGGCTCAAGGCCGTGTTGCAGGACCCGTCCACGCCGGCGAACGCGCTGCCGGGCATCAGCCGGCAGCTGATCGACGTGTGCGAGCGGCTGCAGGGCATGAGCGGGCAGGGAGGCCTGTTCGACGACGAGAGCATGGAGGTGGTCGAGGATGTCGGAGCGTCGATTGTCTGAGCTCGCCCGGCATCTGGTCGTCCCCGACGGCATCGTGGGCAGCGATTTCAACCTGGTCAATCGTGCGGCTGCGCGGATCGGCATCCGGTACGACCTGTGGCAGCAGGGGTTCCTGTACCTGCTGCTCGCCAGGAAGGCGGGCGGAAGGTACGCTTGCGGCACTGCGGGCGGCGTGGTCTCCTCCTGCCGGCAGATCGGCAAGACGTTCACCGTGGGCAGCGCCATCCTGCTGCTTGCCGCGGCAAGACCGTTGAAGGTGATCTGGACCGCGCACCACACGCGCACGTCCGACGAGACGTTCGCGAGCCTGTGCTCGCTGGCGGAGCGGCCGAAGCTCAAGCCGTACGTGGCGGGCATCCGCCGCGCCAACGGCCAGCAGGAGATCCGTCTCGGCAATGGGTCGCGCATCATGTTCGGTGCCAGGGAGAGCGGGTTCGGCCGAGGCCTGACCGGCGTGGACATGGAGATCTTCGACGAGGCGCAGATCCTGACCGTGCGCGCCCTGTCGAACCTCGTGCCGATCACCAACACGAGCCCGAACCCGCTGATCGTGTTCATGGGCAACCCGCCCAAGCCCGGCGACCCGTCGGACGCGTTCGAGGAGAAACGCACGCGCGCCCTGTCGGCGGGCGGCGTGCTGTACGTCGAGTTCTCCGCCGACAGGGACGCCGACCCCGACGACCGCGCACAGTGGACCAAGGCGAACCCCTCGTACCCGGAACGCACCGACGAGGACGCGATCCTCAGGATGCGCGAGAACCTGCCGACGGACGCGTTCCGCCGCGAGGCCCTGGGCATCTGGGACGAGACCGCGACAAGCGTGGCCATCGACCCCGCCAAATGGGCGGCCGTGGAGGCCACGCCCGAGACCCTGCCGGACGGGGGAACGTTGAATTTCGGGCTGGATATGCCGCCTGACCGGAGCGTGCTGACCATCGGCTGCGCGATCCGCTACCCGGACGGGCGGGCGCTCGTCCAGATGGCCGACATCAAGGACGCGCGCCACGACGGCCTGCAGTGGGCGGTGGACTGGCTGGCCGAACGCTGGCTGAAAACGGCGAGCGTGGTTATCGACTCCCAGTCGCCGGCCACGAGCCTGCTGCCCGACCTCAAACGGGCGCACGTCAGGGCCACGGTGACCGGCATGAGCGAGATGGGCCGCGCATGCGGCCGGTTCATGGACATGCTCAACGATAAAACACTCATCCACCTGCCCGACACGATGCAACCCCAACTGGCGGCCGCCGTCAAGGGCGCGACCATCCGCCCGATCGGCCGATCGGGCGCGTTCGGCTGGAACAAGCTCGGCTCGGACGTGGACATCAGCCCGCTGGTCGCCTGCACGCTCGCCCTCTGGGGCGCATGCACGACAAAACGACACCCCGGACGCAAACAGGAGGTGATGTTCTGATGGTGTTCTACCTCGCCGACGGCACCCCGGTGTCCAGCGCTCCGAAGATCACCGGCAGCAGCTGGCTGGACACCGGATCGGCCAGCATAGGCGCCATCGGAGGCGTCGACGCCGTGGACATGCCCGTCATCCGCGAGCTGCTGAAGGTGTGGCGCGACAAATACCCGCGCAACGCGATCCGCGGAGCCTACTACGACTGCAAGGAACGGTTCAAGGACTTCGGCATCAGCATCCCCGACCGCATCAAAAGCAAGGTCGAGGCGATGATCGGATGGCCCGAACTGGCCGTACGAAGCCTGTCCGACCTGTCCGACCTGCAGGGGTTCAGCGTCACGGGCGACGACACACTCGGCATCAACGAGCTGTTCGACGACAACATGCTCGACGTGACCGCGGGCGAGGCCATCGTCAGCGCGTACAAGCATTCCTGCAGCTTCCTGACCGTGGCCGCGGACCCGGAGCACACCGACCGCATCCAGATCATCCCCAGATCCGCCGACTGGTCGGCCGGAATCTGGGACCGGGCGCGCCACCGTCTCGCAGCAGCCCTGACCATCACCCAATCCGACGACGACGGGAGGATATGCGGATTCAACGTATGGCTTCCCGGCCGCAACTACGTGTGTTCCACACGAATGGGCAAATGGCAGGCCGAACGGTATGACACGGAATTCGACCAGCCCACGGTGGTCTCGCTGGCCTACGACAGGCAGATGGACAGGCCATTCGGCCATTCGCGCATCAGCCGGAGCCTGATGAGCCTGGTCGACGCCGGCTTCCGCACCGTCGTCCGCATGGAAGCCAGCGCCGAATTCTACAGCGTGCCTAAACTGTGGTTCCTGGGCGCGAACAAGGACGCGTTCAGCACGAACACGTGGACCAGCCTCATCCAGGCGATCAACGCGATCAGCGCCGACGAGGACGGCAACATCCCGCAGATCCACCAGGTGCAGCAGGCCAGCATGACCCCGCACAGCGACATGCTCAAGACCATGGCCATGCTCGTCGCCTCGCAGACACGGGTACCGGTCGACTACCTGGGCATCACCCTGGACAACCCGACCAGCGCCGAGGCCATGGCCAGCGCGGAACGACGGCTCACCCGCATCGCCGACCGCCAGAACGTCAGCTTCGGCCGCGAGATCAAACGCGCCATGGGCATCGCCTGCGCCCTACGCGAGGGACAACACGAGATCCCCGACGCCATGCGCGACGTCTACCCCGTGTGGGCGCCCACCAGAGAGATCAGCGACGCCGCCCGTGCCGACGCGTTCACCAAGATCGCCGACAAGGTCACCGGATACGCCGACAGCGACGTGGGCCTCGAACGCCTGGGACTGAGCCACGAGGAGATCGTCCGGCTGAAGGCCGACCATCAAAGGCAGCGCTCGCAGCGCCACATCGACCAGCTGATCGACAGCGTGACCGGATCCGGAAAGGACGTTGCCGATGGTGGAGAAGGAACGGCCCAGGGCGAATGACCTGCTGAAGGCGGCGCTTGAAAAGGCGGAGAACGACTACGAGAACAATCTCGACAACCTCATCGACGCCGCCACGCAGGCCATCGAGGACGCATACGATCCGAAGACCGGATCATGGCGAGCCGGACGAGATCCGCGAGACATCATCCGGGAGTTCACCAGGGACGCCGGGGAGCTTGCCAACAGCTACTACGACGTGCAGCGGGGATTGTGGGAACGGTACGCCGGCCTCAGCCTGCCGGAGTTCGACCACGCCGACCCCGTGGAGGCCGACCGTGTCCTGTGGCAGCAGATGAAGGGGTTCTCCAACACCGACTTCAACGGCCTGACCTACAAGCAGGTCATGGCGGGCCAGTCCAGGGCCGGCCTGACCATCGAGGACCTGTGGCCCGACCTGTCGAACCCGGACGACGTGCAGCAGCTCATCGCCGACATGATCATGACCTCCACCAGGCTGACCACGCAGCGCAACCTGCGCACCGACCCCAGCGAGCCGAGATGGGCGCGCTTCTGCCACGGCGCGAAACCATGCGCGTTCTGCGTCATGCTCGCCAGCCGAGGATACGAATACCTGAGCAAGGAGACCGCCCAGCTCGGAGGCGGATTCCACGACGGCCACTGCCACTGCACGGTGGGCGTCAGCTGGGGAGCCGACAAGACGATCCTCGACAAACAGCGCGAATGGAAGGACATGTACAAGGCAGCCGTCGCCGAGGCCGGCGACGACCGCGACACCAACGCGGTCATGGTCGCCATGAACCACCTGTACCCCGACAAGCTGAGAGGAGGGGTCTACGAGCTCAGCCGTCCATGGCCCGAAGACGTGGTCCACGTCAGCGGAAGATTGTGGCGGCACATCATCGACGGCGATCCCACCGGCAAGGGCGGCCACGCGGCATGGGCCACCATCGAAGACAAAACCCATTTCCCCGACGATTGGGACGTGGAGAAGATAAAATGGGCCGTGAACGAGACCATAGCCTCACCCGACACCGACGAGCCGGGGGCACGGCCGATGAGCCGGCAGATGACCAAGACCATCGAAGGCGTGAAGGTGCTCGTGAAACTGACCCGCAGGAAGAACGGATGGCGCGTCAGCACCGCGTTCCCGGACGTAGCCGACAAGAGAGGGGTGAACACCTGATGGACATGCAGCGCCGATACCGTGACATGGCCGACAGGCTCAAACCCCTTGCATGGGACCATCTGACCGCCAACCAGCAGGCCATGGTCGACGCGTGCCTGAGGGCGGGGGAGCCATACGAGGCCATGCTCGACCTGCTATGGGTCGCGGGCGTCAACGGTGCTGACAGGAACATCGTCGCCGACGCCGTGGCGCTGCTCGACGACGAGGACAAGGACGAATTCATGAAACTGCTCGAATAAGCGGTTCATGCTTATGCATCAAAAGCCATCACGGCATCGCCGTGGTGGCTTTTCTTATGCCCGGAAACGGGCGCATCGATTTCGGCGGCCCATGCCGTCCGGCGACCCTCGCCGCACGAGGGGAGAACGGGAACCGTACCGTGGCGGCCCGTGGCAACTCCACACACGGGACCAGAAAGGCATAGCAGATGTTCATGCACGCATGGAACCACAGCAACCGCATCCGCCTCATCGACGGGGGAGCGTCGGGCGGAGGCTCCGGCGAGGGCGATCCGAAGACGTTCACCCAGGAGCAGGTCGACGCGATCGTCGAATCCCGTCTCGCCAAGGAACGCGGCAAATACAAGGACTACGAGGAACTCAAGGCCAAGGCCCTGAAGTTCGACGAGGCCGAGAACGCCGGCAAGAGCGAGGTCGAGAAGCTCCGCGAGGAGAACACCGCCCTGCAGAAGCGGATCGACGACGCCGCGGCCGAAAAGCAGCACGCCGAATGGGTCGAGGAGGTCTCCAAGTCCAAGAACGTGCCCGCCGGGCTGCTGCGCGGCTCCACGCGCGAGGAGCTGGAGGCCCACGCCGACCTGCTGTCCGCCGCCCTGCACCCCAAGTCCAAGGCATCACCGATGCCCAACCAGACAGCTACCCCGAACAACCCCAAGACCGAGGACTCTGACGCGAGCCTGCGCTCCTACGTGGGCCAGCTGTTCGGACGAAACGAATAACCGAAAGGACCAATCATCATGGCAATGGACACCACCAAGATCAGGCTGCCCCACGAAGTGGCCACCGTCATCACCAAGAAGGCCAAGGACACCAGCACCATCGCCGCGCTCAGCACGGCCGAACCCCAGCTGTTCCTCGACAAGGACTACATGGTGTTCAACGGCAGCAGCGAGGCCGAGGTCGTGGCCGAGGGCGCGCAGAAGAGCAGCTACGAGGAGACCCTCACCCCGGTCGTCGGTAAACGGTTCAAGGTCGTCACCACCACGCGCGTCACCTCGGAGCTCAAGTGGGCCGACGAGGACAACCAGATGCAGATCGTCAAGAGCATCCAGGACGACCAGGCCAAGGCATTGGGTCGAGTGCTCGACTACGTGGTCTACCACGCGTTCAACCCCAAGCCCAAGACCACGCTCGACGGGTTCACCGCCCTGTCCGCGTCCGCCGTGCAGGTCACGTCCTCAGGCGACGAAGTGGCCGACATCGACGCGCTGGCCGAGGCCGTGTCCGACGAATACGACGTCAACGGCATCGCCCTGAGCAAGACATGGGCCGCTCAGCTGCGCAAGCTGCGCGTGCCGTCCACCGGCATGCGCCTGTACCCGGAGATCCCGATCAACCTGCAGGTCGGCAACCTCGACGGCATCCCCGCCGCCACCAGCGGCACCGTCAACGGCCGGCTGATCACCCCGGACACCAAGGTGCTCGCGTTCCTGGGCGATTTCAGCCTGATCAAGTGGGGCATGGTGCGCGACATCACCAGCGAGATCATCGAGTACGGCGATCCGGACAACACCGGCAAGGACCTGAAGGGCTACAACCAGATCGCCTACCGCACCGAGGCGCTCTACTCGTACGCGATCCTCGACCCCAAGGGCATCGCCGTGCTCAAGGCGGGTGAATGACCGTGGCGTACCCGTCCCAGACCCTCATCGTCCAGAAGCCCGGCAAAAAGAAGAAGCCCGGCCCGTTGAGCATGCCCGTCGAACTCGTCAACCCAGACGGCAGCCCGTTCACCGGCGGCGGCGACTCCGCGATCACGTCCGTGCAGGTCACCGTCGACGACAACACCGGCACCCCGTCCTGCACCGGCAGCGTCCAGGACGGCGTCCTGAAACTCGCCTTCAAAAACCTCAAAGGCACCGCAGGCGCAGCCGGAGCCAAGGGGGACAAAGGCGACAAGGGAGACACCGGCCCAGCGGGGCCCGCCGGCGCCGACGGCACGAGCTTCACCAAATGCGCCGCCGTGCCCGACGTGAGCGGCGAGGACGCGGCCGCCGCGATCGCGACGGTCAACGCGCTGCTCGCCAGCCTGCGTGCCGGCGGCGTGCTCAACGCGAGCTGACCGAAGGGAGGCGTGACATGACGGACGACGAGAAACCGCCGGAGCCTCCCTTCGCCACCACCGAGGATCTGGAAGCCCGATGGCATCCGCTCACCGAGTCCGAAACATCGAAGGCGCGGACGCTCCTGGATGACGCGTCGGACAAGATCATGAGCGAATGCCCCGACTGGCGCCGGCTCCGTCCGGCCACGCTCCGCCGCGTCTGCTGCGCGATGGTCAGACGCGCCATGACCGCCGACGCGACGGGGATACCGGACGGCGCCACCCAGTTCAGCCAGACCACCGGATCGTTCACCGACTCGGTCACCCTGGCGAACCCCAACGGCGACCTCTATCTCACCTCGGGCGAACGCCGCGACCTCGGCATCGGCCGGCAGCACGCCTTCTCGATCGACATGAGCAGCGGGGAGGTGCACGCATGATCCCGTCGGACTACGAGACCGTCGACGTCAAACGCAGTACCGTCACGCTGGAGGACGGCGTGCGCACGCCCGGCGAGCCCGTGCACGTGGGCTCGCTGGGCATGCTGGTCGCTCCCGGCTCGTACGAGCGGGAGGACGAGGTCGGCCGCCGCACGGTCACGTTCGGCGCCGACCTGTACCGGCGCGGGCAGCTTCCATTCGACATCCACACGGGCGATCTGCTGCTCGTGCGCGGACGCCTGCTGACCGTCACCAGGACCCCGGAGGAATGGCGGCGCGGCGACCGCGTCATCGGCGTCCAACTGCACGCCGAAGAGGGGAGGGCCACGCTATGAGATTCGCCAAGTTCGTGCTGAACCGGAAGAACGTGCAATCCCAGCTGCTGCGCAACTCGCAGCTGCTTGATGAGGTGCAGTACCGGGTCGAGGGCATGGCGCAGGTGCATCCGAGCATCACCGTGTACCGCAACGACGACGGCGACCGCGGCAACGTGGTCGCCACCGCGCCCATGAGCGTCGAACAGGCGCACGGCGTCCTGTCGAAGATCCTCGCCGGGGTGAAATTATGATGCCGCATCTGATCGGCCTCGACCCGTCAATCATGCTGTACCGGGGCCTGAGCGCCGCGCTCCCGGAGGCCGCGTTCGGCTGGGACATGCCCGAGGGCGACGGGCCCAAGTGCCTCATGGTGTTGGATCCGGGCCGGTACCCGACCCCGGTCACCCAATCCATGACCCTCCGCCTGACCGTCGTCAGACGCAACCCCGACGGCAGCGGCGACTGGGCGGCGGCATGCGCCATCACCCGCCGCATCCACTGGTGGCTGCTCCAACATGCCACCGACTACCCATTGTGCGCCGCGGAGGTCCAGTCCGGGCCATTGCGCACGTACGACGACCGGCTGGGCTGCGAGACCGCGTACAGCACGGTCCTGCTGACCGTCACAGCCACATCCAACACGTAAAGGAGCCAAACATGGCAGAAAACACCAACACCGGCGGCACCGCCAAGCAGTCCGCCGCCGGCAATCTGGAAGCCAGCCTGCTCGCCGCCGGCGGCGTCGGCCTGGAGTTCGTCGGCAACGGCAACAACGCCGACCTCGTCAGCCTGATCAAGGAGGCGGCGATCTTCAAATACGACGTCGACGCGGAGGACGTGGGTACACTCGGCCCCGAATGGAAGCCCGGCAGCGGCAAGCAGCCGCTCGGCTACTTCTCGGAGGACGGCATCACCATCCATCCGGAGGCGGGCGACGACAACGACTTCACCGCGCACAACGGCGACACCGTCGTCAGCATGACGTCAGGCGGCTATTGGACGTTCCAGTTCGCCGCCCTGGAGGGCAAGAAGGAGGTCATCGAGACCTACTTCGACACCACCGTCCAGTCGGATGGCAGCATCACCGTCGACACGGGCGACATCAAGAAGTACGCGCAGTACGTGATCGCCGGCCTGACCCAGTCGGAGAAGCTCATCCTCCTGCACATCCCCAAGGCCAAGGTCTCCGAACGCGACGACATCGCCTGGACCATCAGCGACCTGCAGAACTTCAACATGACCCTGCGCGCGTTCAAGGGCGGCACCACGGCGCCGTACCTGTTCAAGGCGTGGGGCTTCGCCCAGGACGTGCCCGCCGCCTGACCCGAGGCACCCTCATTCCGGCGCCCCGCACGCTTTCTCCTATCGGCATGCGGGGCGCTCCCATACCCACCCAGATAGGAGAAACCCGAAGATAGGAGACCCTTATGAGCGAGCAGACTGTCATCACCCCCAGCACATTCGACGAATCCGAGGACCCGCGCCCCGTGCGCATCCAGTACGGCGACGTGAAGATGCGACTGCCCCGACTGGACGACAGCACCCAGCTGCCATTGGGTATGATCAGCGCGGGCGTCATGATCGTCAGCAAGGGATGGAACAACCTCACGCAGGAGGAGAAGCTCAACTTCATGGGCATCATCCTCGCCTACCTTATCCGCGAATACCCATTGCTCGAAGTCGAGATGGACAGGAAGAGCGGCGACAAGCTCAAGGACCTCGGACTGATCATCAACGCGTGGGCCAAGGCGGGCCATACTGACCCAAAAGCCTGATCCTCATCAGCCTGTGGATCGACCACCGGGCCGCCCTCCAATACGACTGGCACCAGGCATGGGGCGGCCCGCTCGACCTGAAAACCCTGTCATTGCATGAGGCGTGGCCCATGTGCCGGGAGATCCTCAAGGACCGCTCAAGCCACAGCTTCGCCGCACTGGCCGGGTGGAGCTTCATCCCCGACCCGGCCGACAAATACATCCACGCCGCCAACCAGGGAGCGGCCAAACACCGCAGGCTCACGCCCGCGTGGGAGAAGCCCGACAAACTGCTCGGCCCCGAACACGCCGCGGCCCGACCGGCGCCGAAACGCGACGAGAGGCTGCGCGGCAGGCTCAAGGCCCGACTCGGACTCGAATGAAACCGGAAGGACGGTGATCATCGATGGCGCAGGATCTCGGCACCGGATACATCCTCATCCAGCCCTCCACCAAGGGGTTGGGCAAGGCCATCGAGGACCCGCTGAACACGGCGGTGCAGTCCGCGTCCAAGTCGGGCGGCAAAACCATCCTCAGCAGGATCGGCGGCGCGTTCACGAGCGTCGGCAAGATCGGCCTGGCCGCGATCGGCACGATCGGCGGCGGGCTCGCCGCCCTGACCGCCAAGGGCGGGTTCGACCGCGCGCTGAACATCGAACGCGCCCAGACCAAGCTCAAGGCCCTGGGCCACGACACGCAGAGCGTGGACGCGATCATGGACGACGCGCTCAACTCGGTCAAGGGCACCGCGTTCGGGCTGGGCGACGCCGCGTCCGTGGCGGCCACGCTCGTGGCCAGCGGCATCCAATCCGGCACCCAACTGCAGACCGTGCTCGGCACCGTCGGCGACGCCGCGCAGATCGCCGGCATCGGCTTCAAGGACATGGGCGTCATCTTTTCGCAGGTCGCCGCCAAGGGCAAGCTCCAGGGCGACGAGATGCTCCAGCTCATGCAGGCCGGCATCCCCGTCCTCCAGTACCTCGCCGACCATTACGGCATCACGACCGCGGCGGCGCAGGAGATGGTCTCCGCCGGCAAAGTGTCGTTCGCGGACTTCGAGACCGCGATGCGCGAGCACATCGGCGGCGCCGCCCAGTCGGCGGGCGAAAGCTTCGACGGCATGGTCGGCAACGTCAAGGCCGCCCTCAGCCGATTGGGCGAGGGCTTCGCCACTCCGCTGATCAACGAGGCCACCAAGCTCGGCGGGCACGTCATCCCCCTGATCGACCAGGTCGCGGGCAGCGTCGAAGGCTTGGCCGACACGTTCGCCGGGCGACTGTCCGAAGCGGCCGACTCGCTGGCCGGCATCCTCGACCGGCTCAACCATGATCTCGAGGACGGAAGCCTGACCATGGGCGACCTCGCCCGGCAGGCCGGCCTGCTCGCCGGAGGCATGACGGTGCTGGCCGGCGTGGGAGGCAACGTCGACGGCATCCTCTCCATGTTCGACCAGATCGGCAAAGCCGGAGACGACGGCATCCGGAATCTCGCCGCCGGACTGAAAAAAGGAAGCGACGACATCGGAAAGTCCTTCGACGCCATCAGGACCAAGATCGACTCCGCCAAAGGATACCTGACCCCAAGCCTGCGCGAAGCCATGGCCATCGACGGGGACCCCTTCGCCAACGCCATCAACCGCATCAAACAAGGAGGCGACCAGCTGGCATCCGCCACCGACGGCATCTTCAAAACCATCCGCACGAAAATCACTCCCGGCATGGCCAATCTCGCATTCAAATGGGAAAACAGCGGCCTGTACACAGGCCTCACCGCAGCCGCCGACGGCATCAAAATCAAAGCCGGGCAACTCGGTGACGCCATCACCAAAGGACTCGGGACGGCAGCCGGCAAAATCAACACATCACCACTCGGGACGGCCATCACCGCCATCGGAAACAAGACAAAACCGCTGTTCAACAAGACGATCCGCGAAGCCATGACTCTCGACGGCGACCCATTCGCCAGCGCATTGTCAAAAATCGGCGCAAAGACCAGCGGCTTCACCAACGCCATCACAGGCAAGATCTCCAACATGGCGACCCCGTTCAAGACCGCGTTCGGCAACATCTTCGGCGGACTCGGCGACGCCATCGGAGGCCCACTCCAAAACGCCATCAACGGAGCAGGAAACAAACTCCAAACCGGACTCAACGCCATCGGAGGCCTCGTCGCGAAATTCTTCGCACCGGGAAACTTCATGAAATTCCTCGGCATCGGGGCGCTCGCCGCCGCGCTCGTGGCCGGCGTCGGCATGATAAACAGCCAGATGGGCGGACAGCTTTCGGCGGTCATCAACTCGGCTTTCGCGTCGCTGCCGGACATCCTCTCCAAGGCCGAGACATGGATCCAAGCCAGTCTGCCGCAGTTCGTCTCCTCGGGTGCCTACATCATCGAAATGGTGCTTCAAGGCGTTACCGGGGCACTCCCGTCGCTCGTGTCGGCCGGCGCCCTGCTCATCGACACCATCGTCACCAGCCTGGCATCCCACCTGCCGGTGATCATGCCGATGGCCGTCAACCTCGTCACCACACTCGTGACCGGCATCATCGCAGCCGCGCCGCAGCTCATGAGCGCCGGACTGACACTGCTCGGTGGACTGCTGCAGGGCATCGTCTCCAGCCTGCCGACCCTTGCTGCCGCCATTCCACAGATCATCACGGCCATCATCACTGCGCTCTCCACCGGGCTTCCCCAGCTCATGGAGCAGGGCGTGCAGATGGTACTGAACCTGGTCAACGGCGTCGTCTCCACGATCCCGCAACTGGCAGCTCAAGTCCCGACGATCATCAACACGATGGTCAGCGGGCTGACGTCGAACCTGCCGCAGATTGTGGAGCAGGGCGTGCAGATGATCATCAGCCTCGCCAACGGGCTGATGGACGCGCTGCCCCAACTGCTCGCGCAGGTGCCCGTGATCATCGCGAACCTCGTGTCCACGTTCGCCTCGAATCTCCCGCAGATCCTGCAGGCGGGCGTGCAGATCATCGTCAGCCTTGCCGGTGGGCTCGTGCAGGCCGTGCCGCAGCTGATCGGCAAGATACCGTCCATCATCAGCCAGATCACCCAATCGTTCACCAGCGTGGACTGGGGGTCGGTCGGCATGAACATCATCAAGGGCATCGGGTCCGGCATCGCCTCGGCGGCGGGAAGCCTGGTCGACGCGGCGGTGAACGCGGCGAAGAGCGCCATCGACACCGTCAAGGGATGGCTCGGCATCCACTCGCCGTCCACACGCTTCCGCGACGAGGTCGGCCGCATGATCGGCGAGGGCATGGCCATCGGCATCCGACGGGAGACCAGTACGGTCAGCAAGGCGGGCAGCGAGCTTGCACGGGCGAGCATGCCCGCGTCGATCCCGTTGCCGGGTTTCGACGAGTCGGCGTTGCGCGCATCCGTCCAGGAGACAGCCACGCGCTACCTGCCTGTCCTCAATACTGCCGCCACGGCGTCCGGGTATGCTCCCACGGCGCAGGGAGAATCCATCGTGACCGTCAACATCGACGCGCAAGGGACCGACCCGGACGTGCTCTACGCCATGTTCGAGACCCGGACACGCGCCGCGATCGACAAATGGGGGATATGATGCGCATACAACTCATCGCCGATGGTGATGTCATCACCCTTGTCGACAACCGTCTCGACCGGCACGGCGACGCATGGATACGAGAAGACGGCATCAGCGGACTGTACGGGGCGACCAAACCCAAGGAAACCGCCAGCAGCATCCCGCAACAGGACGGCGCCTACTGGCCGAGCCGACTCACCGCATCACCACGCACCATCACCATCGACTGCGTCACCCATCGCGGATCCACCATCGACGAGATACGACTCATCGATAGGATAAACGCGCTCACATACCGGCAGGTGACCCTGCTCGTGGAGGACGCGTCCGGCCGTAGGACATTGACCGGTTGGATCGCGGACAACCCGTCGCAGACGCTGCTCACGCGGCTTGACGCGATGACGTTCAGCCTGGTCGTCTACTGCCCCGACCCGAACCGGTACGGCGAGACCGTCTGCTTCCCCACGAGCGGCGGCATATGCCGGGTATGGAACGAAGGCAACGCGCCCACATGGCCGAAGGCCGTCGTATCCGGCCACGTGACGACGCTGCGGCTCGCCATGGGCGACGCGGGAGAAGTACGGTGGCAGGGAGATTCCGACGGACTCGAACTGGACTTCCGCGACATGATCCCCAGTGATGGGGCCATCGTCAAGGACCTGGCCTTCCCCATACCACCGGGCTACCATCCGGTGACGGTGTCCGCCGATTCGGGGGCAACGGTCACGATGAACCTCAGACCAGCATGGAGGTAACGATGCCGTTCGAACAGATCCCGCCATCGACCGTGCACGCGTACGACATCACGACCGGCGCGCACCTGACCCGCCTATCCTATACGTCCTGCCGGTGGAGCGACGGGCTGAACGCGGCCGGCAGCATGACCGTCGGCGTCGACTATTCGAAGACCGCCGCCCGGCAGGACCTGTGGGAGCTGCTGCGCTGCTGGAAGGTCATCCTCGCCGTCCAACGCGGCGACTGGGTGCTGCACGCCGGCCCCCTGACCTCATACACGTGGGACGCGGAGAACCGCGGCCTCTCCCTCGACTGCGGCGGATGCCTGACCCTCCTATCGAAGCGCCTCGTCCTTCCCCGCGGACTCAGGGACACCTGGCGCGACGGCCCGATCCTCGTCGACGAACAGCACCCCGCCAGCGGCATGGCCCTCACCCTGACCGGCTCATACCCGGACATCATCCGCGGCCTGATCGACGAGACCCTCCAATACGGGCCTCTGCCCATCACCCTGCCACCGGTCCAGGGCGGCTCGTACACGCGCACCTACCATATGTGGGACCTCGCCACCGTCAGCGACCGCATCACCGACATCACTAACCTCGAGAACGGGCCCGAAACACGCTTCGACCCGCGCATCAAGCCGGACGGTAGCCTGACGTTCGACCTCACGGCCGACCCCCAACCCACCCACCACCAATGGAACACCATCGTCCCCGGATCACGCGCCATCCTCACCACACTCGACGGGGACGGCACGGACATGACCGGCCAGGTCTGGGCCACCGGCGGCAAGGACGACGACAAGACCCTCATGTGCCGACGCACCACCACCATCCCCACCGACGCGGGCTGCATGTTCCTGCAGACCAAGGACACCCAACACACCACCGTCAGCGACCTCACAACACTCCAAACCCACGCGCTCGCCGACCTTGCCCACGGCGCGTGGCCCGCGGAGACGTACACGGTCAAGGTCGGCGAGGAACACGACGTGAGGGTCGGTGACACCGCCGACCTGACCGTCGACGACGACCACCTCGGCGCGAGGACCATCCCGTTGAAGATCACCGACGTGAGCGGCGACGCGTCAAGCGACTGGCTGACCGTCCAGGCGCAGGAAAGGACCGACCAATGAATGACACCGACACCGTCATGCCGTTGGCGGCCGTGGGGAGCGTGGCGGTATGGTGCGGTGACGAAGTCACTGCCGGCGCGGGTGCGTCGGACCTGGCCCACCGGTACTCCACGCTCGCCTCGAGCGCGCTCGGACTCGAGGAACGCAACCAGGCGAAAGCTGGAGCCGGATGGATGGTCGGCGGGAACACACTCACGGGCCAGCTCGACATCGCCGCTTCGGGGTCGGCGGGAGTGACGGTGGGCTACGTGTTCCTCATGGCCGGGCTCAACGACTCGTTCGCCGGCGTGGCCGGCATGCAGCAGGCCGTCTCGGACACGATCGCGCACGCCGTCGAACTGTTCCCAGGGGCGCGGGTCGTGGTGGGCTGCGGGCCTGGCTGCATCCCCGCCGGCACGGACGACACGACGGTGTCGGACCAGGCGCACGTGCTGACCGCGATCAGGCTCGCGGCCGACCATGCCGGTGCCTTGTGCATCACAGACATGCGCTCCATCTGCGGCAACGACCCCGACTTGCGCGCCGACGGGATCACGCCCAATGACGCGGGCCACGCCCTGCTCGCCCAGACCATCGAGACGGCGATGCGCGAAGCCCAAGGCGAACCATTGGACACGCCCGTCACCGACCTCAAACGCAAATACATATCCGGCGGCAACAGCTGGACCGCCGGACAGATCCAACGACTCAACCGCCGTGAGGCGGAGAAGCGTGAGGCGAACCGGCCCACGGGCACCGAGCTGACCCAGTTGACCTCGAAGCTGGACGCGCTGACCCGCGCGCAGGGATTGCAGCAGGTCATCCTCCAGCAGCAGCAGGAACAACTCCGCCAACAGCAGGAGATGCTCGACCGGCAGCAGCAGCAACTCAAGCAGCAGCAGGACGCGCTCGCCGGCCAGCAGGACCAGCTCCGCCAGCAGCAGGCATCCCTGCAGTCGCAGCAGAAGCAGTTGGAATCGATCGTGGGCCAGCAGGGCGAAACGGTGGCGTCTCTGCAGACGGTGACCGCCGACCTGCAGAAGCAGGCGCGGAACACGAGCGTACTGCTGAACTGGTGCAACGTGCAGTTCGGGGCGATCTCGAGCTATGTGGAAGGCTACGTGCCCGGCTCCAAGCCGGCGCTCGAATAGACGGGAGAAACACGTATGGCGACTATGGGTAGGAAGGTCGGGCGTCTGGACGTGCGCCTGGTGCGTGGGGACAGCGAGCGTTTGGGTGGCCGGTGGCGGCAGAGGTATCCGGACGGGACCGTGAAGGCGGTGGATCTGGGCGCGTGGAGCGGCGTGGTCGAACTGCGCAGCCCGGACGGGAGCGAACTGTGGTATTCGCGTGCGTGCGGGGAGATGACATCGGACGGGTATGCGATTGCGGACATCCCGCCTTCGGCGTTCGCGGACGCGGTGTGGGCGTCGCGCCGGTATGGCCAGTGGAAGGTCACGGTCACGTCGCCGGACGGCGGGACGAAGCGCACGTTGGGCTGGGGCTATTACGCCCTGTCGGATTGAAAGTCTCGCGAAAGGATTTGATATGACGGAGCAGATAGTGGACATCATGGAGGCGAACATGCCCGTGTCGTCGGACGTGGCGGGCGTGGCGAGGTCGGCAGGCGGCGCGGCGGGCGGTGAGGCGGCCGGTCGTGTGGTCGGCTCGTTGCGCTCGAATCTGTCCGGGAAGGTCGACAAGTCCGGTGTGGGTCAGGTGACGATGCTGAACCTGTCTCAGGAGGTGAAGGAGGCGTTGACCGGCGGGAGCGTGCCGGTGGTGGGCGAGGGAAGCGTGTCTTCGGGCGCGATTCAGCCCGGTGCGGTGACCGATGACAAGATCCCGGTCGGCGAGGTCACGTCCAAGCGCGTCTCGTCCGTGTCCGGGTTGTCGTTCGATCGGCTCACGTCGTGGGAGAACATGCTGGACGTGCGTGGATGCGAGGCGTTCAAAAGCTCCTCGATCGGCTCGACCGGCAACGAGCTGTCCATCGCCTCCGGTGATTCGATAAGGATCAAGCCCGTTGCCGGTGATTCCTGCATGGCGTTCCTGGTCCCGATTCTCGACGTTCCCGGTGAGATATCCGTGAAACTGCGAGTATGGCCGAAACCGGCGCGGTCCGTCTACAGTCCGACCAACTTCATCCCTGGAATATCGGTCAGGATCTGGGATGCCCGGAATGGCGCCCAGAATGATCTGGTGCTCGGTAGCGTTTACATGAAGGTCGACGACGGTCTGACGGCCGTGTATCGCAGCGACGGCAATCCTAACGGCAACGGCTTCCTCTTCGTCCAGATCCCCGTCGAAGCATCGGAATGCGGGACGGTGTTCGGCGTCACGATGCTCGCATCGGGAGGGCATGGGTTGTGCTTGGGGTCGGAACCCGTGGGATTCGATCGCGTGACCCCGCCGGTGATCCGCGATTTCGCCTGCATCCAGTCAACCGTGCAGGCTACGGGAACCATCAACGGTGATTCCGCGTCATGGACGCCGAATATAAATGGTGGCGGCGTGAGCTCGTCCAGCCCGTTGTCGAATCTGGTGGATTCGTCGATGGGGATGCTGGAGGTCGCGTTCCACTGCGACCGCGAGGTCATCGTGTATGCGTTGACCAAGGACGACGACAACAGTCTGCACCAGCACGCCGACCTGATGCAGAGAGTCGGTCCGGGCGACGTGAGGGTCACGTGGGATCTGGCCGAGATCGACGCGCACAAGGGCCATCCCATCGACCGCGTATGGATCGTTGGCACTGAAGCCGGGGTCGAGTACACCATCACCGGGGTGACGTTCCGTATGGTCGACGAGTTCGAAGGGGACGGCGACCTGCGCGGCACGCTGCGGCGCATCCAATCCGCCGCCTCCAAGCCGGCCGGACAGTTGAGGCTCGTCAGCCCGGACGGCACCCGGTGGCGGCTGACCGTGGGCGACGACGGCGTCCTGGGCGCGGTCGCCGACACGCGCGTCGTCACGAACGTCGCCATCCTCGGCAACAGCCTGACGGCCAACGGGATCGCGGGATGGTCGTGCGGCATGGCAGCGAGCGGCCCCGAGACCGACTGGGTATGGCTCACCGTCCAGCGCCTCAAGGACCGCAACCCTGCCGTAACGTTCCACTGCTGGGACGACGAGGACCGGAGCGGCGACACCGTGAGCAGGGGCAGCTGCAACCCGTTCGAGACCGACGCCGGACAGGCGAGCATCGCGACACTCGTCGGGCACATCCCCGCGGACGCGGACCTCGTCATCCTGCAGATCGGCGACAACGTCAACACCGACGAACGCAAGACTAAATACCGGGCCAACATCAACGGCCTCATGACCGCCATCCGTGCGAAGGCCCCGGACTGCATCCTGGTGTACCTGGGCAGCTGGTTCGCCAAACCCGACCTCGAGACCGAGGTGTCCGAGGCATGCGAACGATCCGGCGCGCTCCGGGTCGACATCGCCGACCTGAACACCCAGGCCAACCAGAACACGGTCGGCGCGTCCTGCACCTGGCCCGACCGCACCACGCACGTCATCGACAGCAGCGGCGTGGCCATGCACCCAGGCGCCGGCATGAAGGCCATCGCCGACCGGCTCTGGCAGACCCTCGACCCACTCGTCAAACAAGCATGAAGCCACAACGGAAAAGGAGACACCACATGACCATCACGGGAACCAACCGGGGGGGGGGGGAATCCTCCCTAGCATCATCCGTTTCTCCCTGAGGGGAGGCGTGCGGTGAGCGAGCAGATCGTGGACCTGATCGAGGCCGTATACCCGGGTCCGCGCGGCCTGACCGGCCCGCAGGGCCCGCAGGGCCTGCCGGGCGTGAACGCGGTGAACAACGACGAGGCGGTCGCCTCGTACATCGGTTCGGAGGGGAGCGGAACGGCCTCGGCCCTGGCGGAGTGCTGGCCGCGGTTCTCCCGCCGCCGGTTCGTGGTGTTCGGCGACAGCTGGACGACCCCGTTGGCCGGCGGGGTGTGCATCCCCGAGGAGGCCGTGGCCATGGTCGGCGGGAGCATCGTCGCGAACTACGGGGTCGCGGGCGCGAAGCTGGCCCCGGTCACGATGACAGGGAACTGCCTCGAGGCCCAGGCCAACGCGGCGGCCGCGGACGGGACCGTGGACAAGAGCCTGGTGTCCGACGTGCTCGTGATCATGGGCGTTAACAACCTCAACGGCTCCGATGTGACGTACCTGCCGGACGAGGCGACGTGCCGGAACCTGTTCGAGGGCCTGCGCATGTACCCGCACGCGCGCTACTGGTACGCCGCGGACTCCAAACGGTGCGTCAACACGGACCAGGCCGCGTGGACGTTCTATCAGCGGTTCATGCAATGCGCGAACGACGCGGGGTTCGCCGCGGCCAGGCACAGCCCCATGTGGCATTGGGGGCGCGACGACCTGTGGGACTCCGACGACCCCGGCGCCAGGCACATGGGCGAGACCGGGCAGCGCGTGTGGGCCGCCAGGCTCGCCGCATGGCTCGACGGGCAGGAATGGGAACCCTACTTCCGCGTGCCCGTCAGCGTGCACGACGACCTGCTCGCCATCGACCCGGACGCGTACGTGAGCCCCGGGATCATCACCGTGGACGGAGGGCTGCTGCGCGTCAACGTGAGCATCATCGCCAGGAACCCCGACTACCAGGGCACCGGCTACGTCAACGCACTCCAGGTCGACCGCCGGTACGCCTCGGTGCTGGGCGTGGGACGATACCCGATGTCCTACCACGAGTACAACCAGAGCATCACCGGCGACGTGACCGCGAAGATCATGGACCGCGTCGACCGGTGCTGGAAGATCGACGCGTACGGGAGAATCGCCATCGACCCCGGCGCCATCCGGAACAACAAGGGATGGATCCAGCTCACGGGCAGCGTCCCACTCGACGAACCCGACCGATAGGCGGGGCGCGTCCCGTCACACGGCGTTCTGGTACCGGCCCCACAGGTAAGGTCTCGACGCGTTCCTTCCCGTGACCGTCGGGAGGACGAGGGTGATTCTCCCGGTCAGGTCCCAGCCCATGCGGGACATGGGCGTGATGTCGCCCGCGCGGTCGGGCAGATAGGTGCTGGATACCGTGTCGTAGAGCACGAAACCGAACGGCGGCATGCGGATGAACGCCATGTCGCAGAACGTCCCGTCGTCGAACAGGACCCGCATCCACCCGGAGAACACGCTCTCCCCGTCAAGCTTCGGAAGGACGGCCATGTGCAGACGGTAGCGTGCCGGCAACGAAGTGTTCCCCCGGTCGAGCAGGAAGTCCCTGCAGTCAAGCATGCTGCCCGGCGCCGTCGTGGCGCAGAAGTTCGACACCACCTGCTTGACGAACGCCAGGGGACGGAACCCCTCGTTTAAATCGAACCGGCAGTAGCGCTCCACACCGTCGGTCTCGGACTCGTTCCGGTCACGGTCGAGCCCGTCGAGGATGTCGCCGGATTCATGGGCGAAATCCAGGTACAGGCCTTTGAACGTTTCCACGTAGTTGGCGCCGAGATACTCGTTGCAGTCCTCGCACAGCGTCTTGAACGTCATCCCGTGTGACTGCCTGTATCCGTCGTCGTCCCGGACCTCCATGTCGAACAACGAGTGCATCACCGCCTCATCCCCGCGGTGCACGACCACCACATGGTCGTTGCCCGTGGACCGGGGAGGGATGTGCTCGAGCGTCAGCGGTTTGTGTTCGCCGCAAATCCTGCAGAACCTGTTGCCCATACCCCGAGCATATACGTCGAAAGGACAGCCTATGAATCCGCCAGCCGGTACCCCGTTGTGGGCGGTGATCCTGATCGCGGTGGTGCCGAGTCTGGCCACGGTCATAGTGGCGGTGATCCAGTCCCGTCAGATCCGCGGGCTGCGCGACCAGCAGTCGGCCACGAAGTGGGAGATCACGAACGACCATCAGGCGCCGTTGCGCGTGGACATGGACGAGAAGCACGAGAAGGTCATGGACGCGATCGACGTGCTGCGCGACGACATGAACGGCGAGTTCAAGACGGTGAACGAACGCATCTCGAACTCGGAGCGCGAGCACCTGCAGCTGCGCGAGGACATCCGCGAACTGAGGAGGCATCGATGATCGTCATCGTGATGATAGTCGCCGTAACCGTCGTGTTGATGTTCGTGCGCGGCGGCGACGACCGCTGGTAACAGCCAGCCAATCAGAAATTCCGCCCCGCCCAACCGGGTGGGGCTTTTCCATATCCATCAACAGTAAAGGAGAGGAATGAGCATCAAGAACAAGAACAAGCCGGGCCTGGTGACGCGGATCCTCGCGGTCGTCGTCGCCGTGCTGCTCGGCAGCACGCCGGCGACCGCTCTGGCGGATGCGGGCGTGGATGTGAGCGACTGGCAGGGGTGCGTGAACGCGGCCGCGTTGAAGGCGGACGGCGCGGACTTCCTGATCGCGAAGGTCACGGAGGGCAACGGGTACACGGATCCGGTCGGCGACTGCAACATCCAGGCGGCCATCGACGCGGGCATGTACACGGGTGCCTACCATTTCGCCCGCCCCGACCTCGGCAATTCGCCGGAGGCCGAGGCGGACTGGTTCCTGAGTCAGACGGTCGGCTACCGTGCGCAGCACGTGCTGCCGATCCTGGACTGGGAGCCTGGCGGGGCCTACAACGGCTGGACGTGGTGGGCGAAGCGCTGGCTGGACCGCGTGCATGAGGTGTGGGGCGTCAAGCCGCTCATCTACACGTCGGGATTCGTCGTGACGTCGAACGACTGGTCGGCGGTGGTCGCCGCCGACTACGGCCTGTGGCTGGCCGCCTACCCGAACGGGTTCGCGGCCGAGACGATCCGCGAGGCCGGCTCGCCGACGTGGAGCACGGGCCAGTGGCCGTTCGCCGCGGTCTGGCAGTACACCAGCTCCGCGTACGGTGGCGGCATCGGCCCGTTGGACGCGAACACGTTCTACGGGGACGCGACCACATGGGCCAAGTATGCGGGCGGGAGCCCGGCGCAGCCCGACGGCAGCGCCGTGGACATCACCCCCTCCGGCAACACTGGCGGCGGGGCCGGTCAGACGGACACCGGCAATGCTGGCGGCTGCGGCAGCTCCTGCGTGACCATCCAGAGCGGACAGACCGTCAGCCAGTACTGGAGCGACTGGTGGAACGTCACCGTCCCCAGTGGTGACCCGAACCGCGTGTACCCGGGCGACGTGGTCTGCCACAACGGCGGGTCCCGCACGTACGTCGTGCAGAGCGGCGACTACCTGTCCGGCATCGCGCAGCGTCTCGGCATCAGCTGGACCCAGCTCACCGGATATCGTTCGGGCAATCCCAGTCTGATCTATCCGGGCGAGGTCCTCTACTACTAGCCCATCATGGCCCGCATCCGCCACGGGTGCGGGCCCCATATTCGTAAGGAGACCAATTATGGAAGACGAAGAAGAGACCACTGGGTATCTCATCCCGAACGAGGTGTATGACGTGCTGAAGTGGGTGGGTCTGATTGCGCTGCCCGCGCTGGCCGTGTGCGTGCAGACCATCGGCACCGCCGCGGGCTGGACGGGTACCGACCTGACCGTCACCATCCTGACCGCCCTGGGCACCCTCGTCGGCGCACTCATCGGCGCCAGCACGATCAAAGCCCGGCGCATGACGCAGGAATAGCCTGCATCATCGCATCGCAGCGCCCCGCTCCACCCGCACACGCTGCGGGGGAGCGGGGCGCTTTTCGCGTTTCCGGGGTGCTGTATGATGATTCGCGACAACATAATAGAGTGCCCTTAGAGTGCCCGGGCCGTTCGCGGCGTCCGCGAACCGTTGGAATCATTGGGTTTTCGTTTTCATCGTGGAGTTCAAGTTCAACGTCTCCAAGTAAGTGTTTCTCTGGCTCCCCTCTTCGAGGGGAGCTGTCGCTGCAAGCGACTGGGGGAGCGGTACGGATAAGGCCTGAGAAGTCGTCTTCTCAAGCCTTTGTCATGACATTGTTATGCAAGGACTGGCTGCTGCAGCAGCATAATGTGTGTTCTATTATGAGTCTTTGCCAGAAATCATGACGGAAACACGAGATGCAACCCTTAGCTCGCCCCTGATTCATCCCCGGACCGTTATTCAGGCGGAGCGTATGCGGTAAGCCCAATCCTTTTGTGAAGATTTTGTGTATTGTCAGGCATGCGTGGGTTTCACCGTCGATTTGAATGATGATAGGCTTCTCGATGTCTGCCGTACGAAGACCCCATCAAGGAGATGCCATGAACCTGTATCGCTACGCGATGTTCATCGCACGCGCCTGCCGTGGGTCGTTCGTCGGCAATGTTATGTTTGCCAATCCACGAATGGCCCTATTCTCGATGCTGGTGCAGCGGGGACACGCATTATGCCGGGATGTACCGATGGCCCATCCGCAGTCGACGTCGCATGAATCGCTCACCATAGCCATCAACT